GCAATACCTAAAAATCTATGCGTTCGTATTTCTGGTACAAAAGTAAATGGTAAACCCAATAATTTACGCAATTTTCAAGGTGATTACGGATCTTATAACAAAAGATTTTCTTTTGATAATATTTGTACAAGTACAGTACATACAAAAGATAAAGAACCAATTGGTCAAGAATGTAAAGCTTATACCCGTCAAAACAATTGCGGAGATTGTCGCGCTTGTTGGGATACTACTGTTAAAAATGTGTCTTATAAAAAACATTAATTTAATATGTAAGAAATAATAATAGGGCCCGTCTAATTAAATATGAACAAAACAAAATTGGCGAATATACGCAAACAGATTGATCTATCAGGTGATAGCATTCTAATGAAATTAAATCTTTTAAGTGATATAGAGCTCGATAAATTTATAACTGTATTTAAAGAATACGATAAAAGTTTAGATAACGATACATAAAGTTTATTCTCCCAAACTTGGCAAGGTGTTATTAATTTAACATCTTGCATCTTTTTATTTGACATAGTTTTTATAATAATGCTAGGGTACAATTATAAACAAACTTAAAGGAGAATACTAATGGAATTAATAGAAACACCAAAAGAACTAATAAACATTTTCGATAAAGAAATAAAAAAAACTAGTTTAAGAAGTCCATTCAAATATGCTGGTGTAACACATACTTGTGTTTCAGAAGATTGGTTTGTTATAGTCTCTCAATGTACTAGAGAAAAAGAATTGTATTCTAGCCATTTGTACAATAAAGAAGAAGATCGTTATTATGACGGTAATTACTACGGTAGTAAAAAAGAAGCTTTAATGTTTAGTAAATACCGGCACGAAGGAAAAATAGACGTAAATACAATAAAACCAAAAAAAGTAAAATTAAGCGGATTTGGTAATTACTAAACAAACTTAAAACAAACCCAAATTAAAAGCCGACGTGTAACAGCGTCGGTTTTTTTTGTCTTAACAATGCGCTGCTCTTTTGATGCAGTTTATATCAATATTAGCGTTTTAAGAACTTCTTAGCGCGTGTTTAATACATTTATATACTAATGTACCAGCCAACTAATAAAACGATTGTATCACTCTTAAAACAGCGTACAGCGTATATTGCAAATAATACCATTAATAAATTAAGTATATCAGTCAAATGTATATCCATTGAACACACATGCTTACACCTAGATTTTTTAAACCACGCTGATCCACAATGTAAACACATTGTTTACAATAGGTTATCAATATTGTTTCACGTGAAACACGGGACATTGTGTACCATAATATTAACACATTGACACAATTTGAACACAAACTGGTGCAATGTGGGCAATATGTATATGTGATGACCCCCCCGTGGTGTAGTATAATGTTAATTGTTGTCTGTCCACATTTTTTGGGGTATTTTAAAATACGCTATTGACTTTAGTGTTACACTATGATATAATTTAGTTAACATAGGAGTACTCCATGCGTTTCGAAGACTACAAAAATCCAAAGACAATAGACAAAAAGCTTACCAAACGTGAACAACGATTTGTACAATATCTCGTAGATGACAAGATGGATGTTGTCTTAGCCTACGAGAAAGCCGGGTACACGGGGAAGAACAAGGGTGTATTTAAACACCGTGCAAACAGAACACAAAGATACCTTTGGACACACATAGAAGCTAGGATCAAGGAAAAGGTATCTGAAACAGCTACCACTGCTCTAGGTGTACTAGAAGAACTACTTGGTTCAGAGTCGGACACAGTGAGATTAAACGCAGCTAGGGACATCCTCAGTAGAGCAGGATACGATGCTGTACAGAAGCAAGAAACAACTTTGAAAGATGTTGTAGAGCTTACAGACGAAGAGATAGACAAGCAGATACAGAAGCTGGTAAAAGACAACGTGGTAAAGTTTCCAAAGGAAGTAAAATAGTTGGACAAAGGTAAAGTCTTAGAGCTTCTCAAAGAGAAACAACGCAGAGTAGAAGAAAACAGAATTAAAGACTATGAGTCCTACGAGTACCAAAAGAAGTTTCACTCTGAGGGCAAGACTAGCGCACAACGTATTCTGATGGCAGCTAACAGGGTGGGGAAAACATTCTGTGGAGCAGCAGAAACAAGTTACCACATGACAGGGTTGTATCCTGAGTGGTGGGAGGGTCACAGATTTGACCACCCGGTAAGAGTTTGGGCAGCAGGTGAAAGTAACGATACCACCAGAGATATTATACAGAAAGAATTATTTGGAGTACCACAAGACCCTACCAAATTAGGACACGGTGCAGTACCCAAAGAACAGATAGTAAGCACAGTACGTAAACCCGGAGTACCCAACGCCTTTAGTTCTGCACTTGTCAAACACAAGTCAGGGGGTAACTCCAACATAAGTTTTAAAGCCTATGAACAGGGGTTCGAGAAGTTTATGGGCGAGGCCGTGGATGTTGTCTGGCTTGATGAGGAACCTAAACAGGAAATCTTCAGTCAGTGTATAACCAGAACAGCAGACACAGGGGGTATTGTCTATATGACGTTTACCCCGGAAAAAGGGATGACTCAGGTAGTAAGTTCTTTTTTAAACGAACTGAAACCGGGTCAATCTCTGATAACTGCTACTTGGGACGATGTGGATCACTTAGATCCATCTACCAAGGAACAGTTATTGTCAGTTTATAGCCCTGCTGAAAGGGATATGAGATCAAAAGGTATACCTGTATTTGGCTCAGGTTTGGTCTTTCCTGTATCAGAAGAGGACATCACTTGCGAAGACTTTGAGATACCTAAACACTATCTTGTCTTAGCTGGTATAGATTTTGGATATGATCACCCCACGGCACTCAGTTGGGTAGCACTTGATCCAGATAACGATATAATATACGTCTACGATGAATACAGGAGAAGCAAGGAAACACCTATAACACACGCAGCAGCGTTAAACTCTAGGTCTAGGGGTATCCCGGTAGCTTTTCCTCACGATGGTTTACAACACGATAAAGGTTCTGGAATACAGTTAGCACAACAATACAGAGACTTGGGGGTATATATGCTACCTGAGCACTTTTCTAATCCACCAGCAGAAGGGAAAATAAATGGTAATAATTCAGTTGAAGCTGGTATCAGCGAAATGCTACAAAGGTTTGAAACAGGCCGTCTACAAATTTTTGAGTCCTGTCAGGAAACTCTTGAGGAACTTAGGTTGTACCATAGAAAAAATGGGAAAGTGGTTGCAATCAAAGATGACCTAATATCATCAATGAGATATGCTACTCTTTCCGTAGAACGGTTCGGAGAGAAAATGACGAGTAACACCGTTTACAAGAAGTACAACTTTGATGCTAAAATTGAGTATAACCATAGGGGTATAGTATAATGCCAAATTATAAAGGTAAGAAATATAGTTATGATACTAAAGGAATGGCAGCTTACAAAGCAGCCGTAGCTAAAAATAAGAAGAAAAAGAAGCGTAAGACAAAAAGGGCTTAGTATGGCTAAATTATCTGACGATCAAGTCCTTGCTATTGTAGATAGTGAGGTCGAGGAGAGTTCTTCTTTTATAGACTCTGAAGTAAGTACCCAGAGAGAGACAGCAATAGAGTACTTCTACGGTGAACCATTTGGTAACGAAGAAGACGGACGATCTCAGGTAGTTGTCACGGACGTTCAAGATACAATAATGTGGATGATGCCTAGCTTGATGCGTATCTTTACAAGTGGTAAAGACGTTGTACGTTTTGCACCACATGGCCCAGAGGACGTGCAAGTAGCAGAACAGGCTACGAACTACGTGAACCATGTGTTCTACAAACAGAACAATGGTTTTGACATACTGTACAACTTCTTCTTTGATGCTCTCTTACAAAAAGTAGGTATTGTAAAACACTACTGGGAAGATGTAGAGAAGACCACCACAGAGTCCTACGAGAAGCTGACAGAGCAAGAGTTTAGCTTGTTACAGCAGGATGAAGAACTAGAGATAGTAGAGCACACAGAAGACATAAAGGTAATAGAGATACCTGACCCACAAACAGGGGAGATGGTAGAAGTAGAAGAAATAAGTCACGATGTAATTTTTTCGCGCACAAAGATAAGTGGTAAAGTAAGCATAGAAAATGTACCACCAGAAGAATTTCTAATAAACCGTGGAGCTAAAAGCTTAGAAGATTTCAGGTTTGTTTGTCACAGATCGCACAAGACCCGTGGCGAACTTATAGAAATGGGTTTTGACGAAGAGATAGTAGAAAACTTAGCAGGTTCTGGATCAAGTGCAGATGGTATTACATCTAGTCAAGAGTACATGGCTAGACACGCTTATGACAGTACAAACGTAACAGACATAGGCTCTATGTCCAAGTCTGAAGACACTATTGAAGTATTTGAGTCGTACACCAGACTAGACATGGAAGACAATGGTGTAGGTGTACTGTACAAAATAATACACTCTGGTAATGAAATCCTAGAGAAAGAGCCAGTAGATACCATACCATTTAGCTCTATCTGTCCTATTCCGATCCCACACAAGTTCTATGGTCTATCAGTAGCAGAGACAGTACAAGACATACAGTTAGTACGTAGTACACTAACAAGGAACCTCTTGGATAATATGTACCTTGCTAACAACGGACGATTCCAGATAGTAGAAGGTCAAGTTAACATAGACGATCTGTTAACCAACCGTCCCGGTGGAGTTGTACGTACCAGATCACCTAACGCTCTACAGCCCATACAAACACCTGCTTTGCAGCAGTACAGCTTTGAGATGTTAGACTACTGGGACAAGCTAAAATCCGGGCGTACAGGTGTAAATCCTGCTACACAGGGGCTACCTGCTGACATTCTAAAGTCACACGTAACTCAAGGTGCTGTACAAGGTGCTTTGAGTAACGCACAAGGCAGAGTAGAACTTATAGCTAGAATCTTTGCTGAAACAGGTGTTAAAAGTATGTTCAAAGCTATCTACAACCTTATACAAAGGTATGAAGATGGTAAAAAGGTAATGAGATTAAACAACAGCTACTATGAGGTTGATCCTTCAAGTTGGATAGAAGACTTAGATGTAACCATAGAAGTTGGCTTAGGGTATGGAGATCAGGATGTTAGGCTTAATAATCTATCTAGTTATGCAGGTCTTATAGAAAAGATTGCACAGCAAACAGACAACATAGTTTCACCAGATAATATATATAACTTAGCTAAAGAAATTGGTACAGAGATGGGTATAAAAGATACTGATCAGTATATTACACCACCTCAGCCAGTAGAACCTCAGCCAAGTCCACAAGAACAGCTTGCACAAGCACAGGCACAAGCTATGATTATGGAAGCTGAGACTTCTAGAATGGAAGCAGAAGTAAAAGCTAACGAGCTACAAATAAAAGCTGGTAAACTAGAATTAGAAAGATTAGAACTAGAAAATAACATTAACCTCAAAAAAGAAGAGATCAAGTTAAAAGGTGTAGAGCTTGGATACGAGATGTCTTCTCAAAGAAATGTAAAGGCATAGGAGTTAAACATGGCAAGACAAAATAATTACTACAGAGTAAATTCAAGCGAAAACCTAGCAGCAACTACAACTTCAGGAGCTACCAGATCAGATGCGTGTCCTGCACAGATAACTAAAGTAAGAATATCTGCAACTGCATTAGCTTACGTAGCAGTCAAAGGTGGTCAAGGAGCGACACCTACAGCAACTGTAGCTGCTGGAGTACAAATAAATGCAGGTGCTCCAGAAATTTTTACAGTAGTTGAAGGCGATAAAATAGCAGCTATAACTGCTTCAGGGACAGCTACAGTTAATGTAACTTGGCTAGAAGGCTAACACGGGGAGGTTCACTTGGCTACTAATAAAAAAATAACTGCTCTTTCAGAATTATCTGAAATAAATCTTGCAGATGACGATGTTCTTGCTGTAGTAGATGTTAGTGAAGGTACAACCCACAAAGTAAGAAAATCAACCTTAGCATCTGCCTTAGCTGGTGTTGCTTCTATATCAGCAGATAGTCCATTAGCTGTGAGTGCATCCACGGGATCAGTTACAGTAAGCACAGGAACCATACCTGTTTCCAAAGGGGGTACAGGTGCTACTTCACTAACAGACGGTGGTGTTCTATTAGGTTCTGGTACAGGTGCTGTAACTGCTATGGGTGTGTTAGCTGATGGTCAAATGATCGTTGGAGATGGCACAACAGACCCGGTAGCTGAAAGCGGTGCTACACTGCGTTCAAGCATAGGCGTAGGCACAGGAGACAGCCCACAATTTACAGCCGTTAACCTAGGTTCTGCTAGTGACACCACTGTTGCAAGAGCAAGTGCAGGAGACATTAATGTTGAAGGTAATCTTATTTATAGAGCAGGTGGTACAGATGTACCCGTAGCAGACGGTGGTACTGGAGCATCCAGCTTAACAGACGGTGGAGTTTTGTTAGGATCAGGTACAGGAGCTATCACAGCTATGTCTGTACTAGGTGACGGTGAGATGATCGTAGGTGACGGTACAACTGATCCAGTTGCAGAAAGTGGATCTACTCTTAGGGCTTCTATTGGTGTAGCAATAGGGTCTGACGTACAGGCATTTGATGCAGACACCTTAAAAGCTGACACTGCCGACAATCTTACTGCTGGTTTTTCCACAACGGTACACGATGCTGGCACTAAATCGTCTGGCACTTACACACCCGATCAAGACGATGGTAACATTCAAAAGGCTGTTAATGGTGGAGCGCATACACTAGCTCCGACTGTAGATGATTGTGCAGTAATTATTCAATATACAAACAACGCTAGTGCTGGAACAATTACCACGTCTGGTTTCACGCTAGTCGATGGTGACACAATTACTACAACGAACGGGCATGATTTCTTTTTCTATCTAACTAAAGCAAACGGATTCTCACTCTTAACTGTGAAAGCTCTCCAATAATGTTTGCGAGTATATATTCAATGCAAGGTGGGATCTCTGAATTTATACCCACTTTTATTGTGGCTTCAGGTGGTACGGTCACCGAAGTTGGCGATTATAAAATACATACTTTCAATTCAAGCGGAACCTTTTCCGTCAGCGCAACTGGTTCAGATGACAATGTTCTCGACTACCTCGTTATCGCTGGCGGAGGTGGTGGAGGAGCTTATGGCGGTGGAGGTGGTGCGGGTGGCTATCGCGCGAGTTGGAATTCTGAAACATCTGGTGGAGGTGGGTCTAGCGAGACAGGGCTAACAGCCATTATTCAAAATTATACTGTAACAGTTGGAGCAGGTGGAGCAGGTGGCACGTATACTTCTGGCCCTCAAGCTGGAACAAATGGTGCGAATTCAGTCTTTGGTTCGATTACATCTACTGGTGGTGGCGGTGGTGGGGCTATGGAAGCATCGGGTTTTACAGGAAAAGCTGGAGGAAGCGGTGGAGGAGGCGCGTGGAGTTCTAACAATGCTGGCGGTTCTGGAACGTCTAATCAAGGGTTCGCTGGAGGTACGGGAGACAGCACTGGTTTAACGGGCGGTGGAGCAGGTGGAGGTGGTGCATCAGCCGCTGGAGGAAATTATTCAACCAATGTTGCTGGAACAGGCGGTGCTGGTGTTGCGTCTACAATCTCAGGTTCTAGTGTAACTCGCGCTGGTGGGGGAGGTGGTGGTATTGGATTAACTGCTACTTCTGGATCAGGTGGTGCTGGGGGCGGTGGCGCAGGAGCTTCACGAGGATCAACCGTATCTGCTCAAGCTATAGACGGAACTGCTAATACAGGTTCTGGCGGAGGTGGCGGAGATAATACTTCTACTTTTGGTGCTGACGGTGGTTCTGGGATCGTAATTATTAGATACAAATATAAATAGGAATTAATATGAAAAAAAGTTGCGGTACGTGCAGTCATTCAATGGAGAGTCAGGCAGAAGGAGAAGTCCTTTGCATAGCAAACGCTCCTGTTCCGATTGTTACAATCCAAGGTCAAATCATAAGTATATTCCCGTCCATGATGGAATGGGGGAAATGCGATGCTTTCATTAAAGGTAAAACTCAAAAACAAAACCCACAACCTCCAGAAATACTGGAGCCAGAACTAAAGGTGATTCAATAATGGCACATTATGCACAAGTAAACTCAGATAAAATAGTTGTTCAAGTATTGGTAATGGACAATGACATGGAAACCAATGACGGTGAGCAAGCGTGTATCGATTGGCTACAAACTAATGTTCATAAAGATGATTGGGTAAAAACAAGTTACAATAACAACATCCGAAAACAATACGCTGGAATTGGATTTACCTATGACTCTACTAAAGATAAATTTATTGCACCACAACCTTTCGCTTCATGGTCATTAGACTCCAATGATGATTGGCAAGCACCCATCACACAACCAGACGATGACAAAAAATACCAGTGGGATGAGGACGCTTATCAAGCCGACAACTCCAAGGGTTGGGTTGAAGTAGAGTAAGCCAAGTGGAGATAGATGCAAGGTTAATAATGACTCTAGGTGGGATGCTTATATCAATAGTGTCAGCAGCTACTATAGTCAAACAAAAGTTATCTTCTGTCATAGAGCAACTAAATGATATTAAATCTGATTACGAATCTAGACTAAGAGACTTAGATAAACGTACAGATGCACAAGAGAACGCTATTGATCTAAACGCACAAAAAACACAAGTGTTATCAGGAATAATGTCTCCTGATCGTTTAGAAAAAAACAATAGAGAACTAGAAAGAATACTTGTGATGGCTAGTTCAAACGGAGAAAGGATTTCAAAACTTGAAAAAATGCACAATGGTAAGCATCCTCCAGTTAATTAGCATACTTATAGTACTGTTTTACACATCTACAGCTAATGCTCAGAACAAAGAAGGTGAACCTTTAATGACAAGTTTCGCCTGTAAGACACCTCATTTTTTAGTTATGCTAGAAGAAGCTACAAATCAAAAAGAGGTAGACAGTGCTGTTTATATTGCTTTAAGTACTAAAGAATGTTTTTATAGTTCTAATAAGTTTGTATTTTACCTAGACTATAAGATACATGAGTTTAACTCTTTTGTAGGGCATAGTCAAGTGTGGGCTACTAAAGAAGGAGCTTATATTTTAATAGATCAAGAAAAAATGCTTGACTTTAAACTTTAACTTTGATATAATTAAGTAAGGACGGATAATGACAGTCGAATCAGCAAGTTTTATTTCCCAATTAGTTACAGCTAATCCAGCAGCAAGTGATAACATTTCTGAAGGTGATGACCACATACGCCTTGTCAAGAGTGTTTTAAAATCACAATTCCCCAACCTAGCCACAACCGCAGTTAGTCAATCATCTGCACAAATGAACAAGTTGGGTTTTGAGCCGGGGCATATAGTAATGTTTGGTTCAAACACTGCACCAACAACTGAAACTATTTCGGGTATTAAAGATTGGCTACTGTGCAACGGAGATGCTTTTAGTACTTCCACCTACTCAGCATTGTACGCTATAATAGGTACTACATTCGGTACATCTGGATCAGATTTTAAAGTACCTGACTTTAGATCATTCTTGCCCATAGGTGTAGGTGGTTCTAACACTCTAGGTACATCACAGTCAGCAGTAGCTGGCAGTGGTTCAGCAGTTGTAGCACAGATTCCGATTAACTTTTTAATTAAAACATAATGACGGATGTAAGAGAAAAGTCAGCCCAAGCTTCAAGTATTTTAGGTAACGAGGTATTTCAAGAGGTGGTTGCAGATATTGAACTATCATTGATAGAGCAATGGAAACACGCTGATAAACAAGAAGACAGGGATCATTACTGGTACAAAGTGCAAGCATTGAAATCTATTCTTGACGATTTACAAGCGTGTATGGATAACAATTTAATAGAAAATTCTTAGGAGTTACACATGGAAGAGAAAGAGACTAATCCTTCACAGGAAGTCGCTGGAAGTAAGCAATTAGAAATGTACGATGTCATGTTTGGAAGTCAAAGTACTAATCCAGAGCAAGCATCTAACGAGCAACCTACGGAAGAAGAAGAGTCACTTGTTGATAACTTTGTCGCAGATCAGGCAGAGCCAGAAGAAGACTACGTGGAAGAGGTTGAAGAAGTAGAGGTATCCGAAGAAGAAGAGATTCAAGAAACTTCCCCAAGCTATACCGTAAAGGTAGATGGCGAAGAATTTGAAGTTGACCTTGATGAACTTAGAAACGGTTATCAAAGGCAGTCTGACTATACTAAGAAATCTCAGTCTGTAGCTGAAATGCGAAAAGCATACGAAGCAAACCTACAATCTGTTCAACAAGAGCGAGATCAGTATCAACAAGTCTTAGCTAATATGGAGAACTATCAAAATCTTGAGCTTAAAAAGTATCAAGAGTTAGATTGGGCTTCTCTCAAAGAAGATGATCCAGTAGAATACATGGAGAAACGAATTGAGTTCCAAGACGCTAAAGACAAGGTTAATCAGGTCAAACAAGAACAGATGGCTGTTCAACAGAAAACCCAACAAGAAGTTTACCAGAATATTCAACACAAGGTACAGGAAGAAGCTGAGTTGTTAGCTACTGCCTTACCAGAATACTCTGATCCTAGTTCTAATCTAAAGACTGAACTAAGAGACTTTGCTATGAATATGGGTTTTAGTGAACAAGATGTTAATGGAATTACTGATCACAAGGTTGTACTTGTATTACACAAAGCAATGTTGCAAGATAAAGCTAACTCCTCAACATCATCTAAAGTTAAAAAGGGGCCAGCTAAGGTAATTAAAGCAGGTGTCCCGGTAACTAAGAAGCAAAGGGTTGCTAGAGATGTTCAAGCAAAACGCGATAGATTAAGACAAACTGGTAATGTCAACGATGCTGCAAATGCGTTTATGGATTTAATTTAACAAAAAGGACTTGAACTATGGCACAACCAACAGGTGTGACTGTCACGTTTTCCTCAGTAGGATTACGTGAAGACTTAGAGAATGTTATCTATGACATTTCTCCAACTGAAACTCCATTTATGTCTATGGGTGGTCGCTCAGACGCGATTGCCGTAAACCACGAATGGCAAACTGACTCACTTGCTGCTGCTGGTGACAACTTCAACGAGGAGGGATCAACTCTCACCGCTGCTGAAGCTGCTGCTACAACGCGAGTTGGAAACATATGTCAGATTTCTTTGAAAACAAGCTTGATTTCTGGAACTCTTGATGCTGTTTCTAAAGCAGGACGTAAGCAAGAATTAGCTTACCAAATGTCTAAACGAGCTAAAGAACTAAAGCGAGACATGGAACGTGCTCTCGTTGGTGTTAATATTGCTAAGATACCAATGGCAGGTGATGGCACTGTGCGTAAACTAGGTAGTCTTCCTACTTGGGTTAACACAAACATCAGTAAAGCTGGTAACGGTGCTAACGGTGCTGGAGCAGGTGCTGCTGCACGTACAGACGGTACTCAACGTGCATTTACTGAAGCTCTGTTGAAAGCTGCTATTGTAACAGCTTACGACAGTGGTGCAGACATAAAGTACCTAATGATGGCTCCTAGCCAAAAGCAAACCTTCTCCAGCTTTGTTGGTGTAGGTGGTGCAAGTGGAGTATCTAACTTTACGGACACTTCTGATCAACGTATCATTGGTGGTATGGACATCTACGTAAGTGACTTTGGTGAAATGGCTGTTGTTCCTAACCGCTTTCAGCGTTCTAGGGATGTATGGTTACTTGACCCTGAGTTCTACGGTGTAGCTTACCTACGTCCGTTTGAGCAACGTGAAGTAGCAAGTACTTCTGATGGTGAGCAAAGAGCTATCATCTGTGAGTACACACTCGTTTGTAAAAACGAAGCTGCTCTAGGTGCAGTATACGACTTATCGTAAACTATAGGTGTAAGGTGGGGGAGAAATCCCCTGCCTTTACTTTATGAGGTACAAATGAACGATCCAATTAAAACACAATTTAAATATGACGAAGCTGAGGATAAAGTCTTACTTACAAATAGTCAAGACATAGAGCCTTTACTTAAACTAAATAAAAAAGAATTTAACGGGGATGCACAGTTTGGTTCTCCCGGTAAAGATATGCGTAAAGTTGCAAGCATACCTTTAATCATAATAGAAAAGTGGAAGCGTGAGTTAGGTGTAGACGTAATGAACAAAGACCATATGCCTAAAGTTAAAAAGCTTCTGAATGACCCTGAATGGCGTTATCTTAGGACACACGAAAGTAATCTATAATGGCATTATCCACTTACTCTGAGCTACAGACAAGTATTGCAAATTATCTGAACAGGAGTGATCTGACAGATAATATACCTGACTTTATCACCTTAACTGAAGGTAAGTTAAACAGAGATTTACTTATCAGAGCAAGTGTAGTACGAGCAGAAACAACTACAACTTCTGGTACAGCTTTTTACAACCTTCCTAGTGACATCATAGAGTTAAAAAACATCACCAGAGACACCACTAATGCAAGTTTTGCACTGTCCTATTTATCACTAGAATCTGCTTCTAGAGAGTACGGTGGTGTGTCTTCTGGGTTTCCTAGAGCTTACTCAAGTGTAGGTGATACTATTAAGTTACTACCTACACCTGATGCAGCGTATACAATAGGAATTAACTATTATCAAAAGTTAGTGGCTTTATCAGATTCTAACACAAGTAATATTATTTTAGAAAACTATCCTGACTTATATTTGTTTGGTAGTTGTTTTGAAGGAGCTTTGTTTTTAAACGACACAGAGCAATCTCAAAGGTTCGGTGGAATTTACGCTAAGGTACTACAAGACGTAATGCTCTTAGAAGACAGAGCAGAATATAGTGGAACAGTATTAACCATGCAGGGTACATAATGGCAGACACTAACTGGGTTATAGAAAAGTTTAATCTGATACAAGAATCAGGTGGTAACATCCAAACTGAAGACGGTATAGATATAGCTTTACAAGAATTTAACAATACTATTTGGACAATAGATACGGATACTGGTAGTGGCTAAAGAAATATTTGACATAAGTGGTTTACAGACGGGCTTTACGTTTAACTCTGACCTATCTCCTTATGATATGCCAGCTAATATGTTTTCGTCTGTGCAAAATGTTCGTTTTAACGACAAACAAGCTGGTAGTATAGAAGGACACATATCAGCTTTAGGAACTCCTACAGTTGCTCCCTATTGGACTACAAGTTGGAGACAGTCTTCTACTAACCTTTGGATATACGGAGGCTTAACTGCTTTACATAAGATTACAGGAACTACTCATGCAGATGTCACCAGATCAAGTGGAGCCTATACAACTTTGGCAAGTACCGGTAAAAATTGGCAAGGCGATGCTCTTGGTGGTGTTCTTGTTGTTAATAATGGTATAGACGTACCTCAAAGTTATCTTCAAAGTGGTTCTAGGTTTGTTGATCTAGCTCACTGGCCTAGTACTCTTAGGTGTCAAGTTATCGTACCATTTAGAAACCATCTGATAGCTTTGAACTTAACTGACGATGGAACAGAACTACCATACTCTATACGTTGGAGTGATGCTATCCCTGAAGGAGCTTCTAACAACGGTTCTACAACATGGACAACTGCAAGCACAGCATCAGAGTCTAGCCAAATAACTGTGGGTGGTACTAAAGGTCACTTGTTAAACGCAATACCTCTAGGTAACGACTTAATGGTATACAAGGAAGACAGTATCTACTCACTGACATTCACAGGTGGTACATTTACTTTTGCCTTGAGAGAAAGATTTAAGGACATAGGTTTATTTTCCAGAGATGCAGTTGTACAAATAAGTAACAACGAGCACGTTCTTGTGTCTACCAACGATGTTGTTATGCACAACGGTAGTACTCTAAAAAGTGTCATAGACGATCAGGTGCGTACTTATCTATTTAGCCAGATTGATTCTGCGTCTGCTTCTAAGACTTTTCTTGTACATAATAAAGTTAGAAATGAAGTATGGATATGTTATCCTAAAACAAACGCTACAAACGGTTTTCCTGATGAAGCTTTAATCTGGAACTATCGTGATAACACATGGTCTATACGTGCTCTACCGGGTGTTAACTATATAGCCAGAGGTATTGTCAACCCTGATTTAGCTAACACATGGACAGCTACAAGCACCACTTGGGCTGCTGATACTCTTACTTGGGCGCAACAGCCTTATAACCCTACAATTGACTCACTATTGATGTGTGGTACAAATGATACTAAACTTTATCTTGCAGACTCAGGAATTACATTTGATGGTACTGCTATTACTTCTCGCATGGAACGAGTAGGACTACACGCAGGTAATCCTAGTGCAGTCAAAAGTATTACCAAAGTGTTTCCAAGAATAGAAGGCACTGGCACAGTTAACATAAGCGTGGGAGCAGAGTTACAAGCTAACCAAGGTGTATCTTATTCTGACCCTGTTTCTTTTACCATAGGTACTGATAGTGAAATAGACTGTAGAGTACGTGGTAGATACTTAGCTTTGAAGTTTGAAAACACCACAGGTAATCAGTTTAATATGTCAGGTTACGCTGTGGAATCAGAAGCGGTGTCAGATAGATAATGGCAAAAGAATTTTTAAGGTTTGCTCCTGAGTTACCTACTTCTGATGCAGAAGATTTACCCAGTGTTTTGACAAATAACCTGTTTGCATTACAAGGTATTCTAGACTCAGTACAAGATGGTCATTTAGATGTAGTGTTCGTAGAACCAGATAAACCAAGTCAAGGTGATATAAGATATGCAGATGGAACAGTATGGAATCCCGGATCAGGAGAAGGTATTTACTTTTTCAATTCCAGCGGAGCGTGGGTTAAGTTATAAAAAAATCAATAGAGAATACAAGAATAAATTTCTAGTCCTAAGTGAGTGTTGGGATTTTATAGACAAGTCTGTAGCCAAGGGCGATAGAGAGCTAGTAGACACAGAAGATATAGTCAAGCGTGTCTTAAATAACATCTCTGATCTCTGGATTTCTGTAAAAGACGGTGATGTAGTCGGAGCTTTTGTTGTAGGAGTTATCGCGTATCCTAAAGCAGATGTAATAAATTTTGAGGCAATTAGCGGTAAGTTTAATTTTAAGTATGCTTTACCTAAAGTAGAGGATCACTACATAAGTTTAGGTTATAAGCATTTTCAAATGATAGGGAGAAAAGGATGGCAAAAAGTTATGTCATCTCAAGGTTACATCCCTAAGAGTACAACAATTTTTAAAAAGGTGTAGTTATGGGAAGTGTCTTTAAATCTAAACCAACGGTAGTTACTGTACCACAGTCTCAACGAGTTGCAGGGTCTACTGAGGTTAAACCTTACGGAGAGGTAGAACCGTTTATAAAAAACTATTTACCTACATTGGAATCAGTGTTTACAGAAGACCCTGCGCTATACACAGGTGCTCTTACACCCGGTCAATCGACTGAGACACAACAAGCTTTGTCGGGCTTTGGTACACTTGCTAACCAATTAGGTACAAGCACTGCTGAAGGTGGTATGGGTTTACCACAGAGTATCCAACAAGCTTACCAACAAAGATTTGCAACTGCTACAGAAGACCCTTTGTCTTCTCAACTCTACCAAGCACAAATAGGTACACTTGCAGATCAAGCTAGAGCAATGACAGAACGTGACAAACGTACTGCTCAAGAACAAGCTATTAATGCTGGACAATTTGGTGTGGGTTCTACTGCACTAGGTGAGCTACAGGAGCTACAAAGACAGAAAAGAGAAGAAACTACACGCTCTGGCCTTTTCCAAGCTCTACAAGGTGCAGAGCAACGTCAAACACAAGCACTAAGCGAATTACCTGCTTATGCTCAACAAGTCGCACAAACTTCATCGTTACCTTTACAAATACAAGAAGCAATAGGTAAGTCTCAAGAGGGTTACACACAAGCTAACTTAGCAGATGCAGCTAGACTAGCTCAACAAGAACAAGAAGCTGTTAGAAAACAAGCAATCAACTATGCAAACATCTTAGGTAGTCTTGCTGGTCTTGGTACAAGCACCGCTTACCAAAGTTCACAACAGGGTTCAACTGGTCAAGCTTTTCCGGGAACTAGTCCTTTTACAACTGCTCTTCAAGTTGGTGGTCTTCTAAGCGGTAGAGGATAAGATAATGGGAACAACATTTTTAAGCGGTATGATGGGGCCAAGTAATCCTGAATTAGATCAAGATTACTACGGTAAAGATAAAATGTTTCAAGATACTTTTGAGGGACAGTATAGCTACAACCGTAATACTGATATGTTAGATAAAATAGTAGAGGATGATAAAGAAGACAGGAAAGCGATGAAAATTGCTCAGGCAGTGGCTAAGTATAAAGACCCTGCAACAAAACCTGTTAAAGCAAGCAAACTACCAAATATTACTCCAAAAGCAGCAAAAAGATCAGGTGTTAGAAGATTAGATAGTGGTGGATATACACAAACTCAGCTTGGTCTAAACACTGCACAGATATTAGGATTACTAGGTAGTTCTTTAGAAGCTCAAGCTCAGTTAAAAGTTGCAGAACAAATGAAGCGTAAAAGAGGTACATTGATATGAACGAAGAAATGAAAAGAATTTTAGCACAAAGTCTTGGTTCTTTAAATCTAAACAATCCACCTATACCACCACAAACTGACGCAGATAGGGCAGAAATATTAAAACGATCTAATGCTCAAGCTCCTATTATGAACAATCAAATGAGAAACATAATGGACAGGGCTAATGTGGGGTTACTTAATAATTATCTACAAAGTAAAAATAATCCTCCTCCTGTGCAACAACCTTTACCGGGTAGTCCTGAAAGAAAAAATTTAAATGGTGCTGCACTTATGGATGCCTTAGATGATCCTAATTTAAAAGACATAACACCTAGTCTAAGAAAAATGGCAGGTATGCCTGTAAAAGCTACTACTCAAGAAGAAGATTTAAAAAATAGACCAGCTTACTCTGGGTTACTATTTGGACAACGGCAAGCAGATGTTCAAAAAGAAGAAGGTTTGATGGGGGGACTAGCTTCAAAAATATTTAACAATCCTATTTTACAGAGATTAATGCAAGGTTCACTATACTCACGTCCTAATTTCCAAGAAGGTTTCGGAGGAGTAGTACAACGTGCAGCAGAAGGAGAAGTAGCTCTAAGAAGAGGGGAGGATGCTCAGGCACTAGCCCAAGCTAAAGTAGATGCTGCCAAAGCCAAAGCTGGTGACGGTATCCCTAAAACAGATAGAACTATGGTACAACAAATAGACAGGTTTGCTAAAGCTAAAGGCGGTATAAATTTAATAAACAAAATGAGAAATTTACTACCATCGGGAAGTATAGCCGGTACTCCTGCTAAAGCTGCACAAGCTTTAAATGATGCTTTGTCATTGGTTGGATGGAATCCTAAGAATACGACGGCTAGAAATGTTCAAATAATACGAAGTAAACTATATAGTCAGTTTGAGTTTGTGGGTAAAGATTTATCAGCATCTGACAAAGCAATAATTGATACAATGTTGCCTGAAGCTGGTACTTGGTTAACAAATGCAAATGAATTTTTATTTGCTCTAGAGCAGTTAGAGGATAAATTTAGACAAGAAGCTACAGTTTCAGGTAATATTTTAAGGCAGGGTTATAGTCGTGATCCTAACGCATATATCCAAACAGCACCAGCATCTGTATCAGTTTCTTCTAGGAGATCAGTATAGTGCCTACAGTATACACATTGTCTAACGGGGTACAGTTAAAATTAGCTGACGGTCTAACTGATGATCAGGTATTAGCTGAATCTCAAAAGTTAACCGACAGTCCAATTTTTAATACTGCAAATATTGAAGACACTTTCGATATAAGAACAGGTGTACAAGATAAAGATTTAAGATTTTCTCTGGCTTTAGCTGACGGTAACAGAGAAGAAACAGCACTTGTACTAAATAATAAAGTTGGTGAAGGTAACTGGGGGTATACTGATCAAGGATACTTGTACGTAGACCCAGAAGGTTTAGCACGTAGAGGAATACAAAGTAACAAGCCTATATTAGTTAATGGTACAGACACAACCATAAACGACTTTATAGATGTTATACCAGAAGCAACAGTAGGTGTAGCTGCTTTAGGAGCAGAGATACTTTTACCTATTATTCCCGGTTCTGGGGCAATTTTTAAAGGATTTTTGTCACCGATTGTTTCGCGTGGTCTTAGGGCTAGTTCTTTCAGAGCAGGGGTAGGTGACATAGCTGCAAATATAGGTCTAGAAGAGTTACAAAAATCTAAAGGTGAAAATACCGAAACACTGGGGGAAATTGTTTCTAAAGCTGGTACAGAAGGTGCTATAGTAGCTGGTGCTTCACTTGCTTTAGGATTACCTTTTAAACTTTTAGGTGGTGTAAGTAGTAAGATAGCAAATACAGCAAAGAACAAGATGGGAGAAACTACTTCTGATGGTATAGCAGTCTCAGCAGCTTCAGCACAACAAGCCAGAGTAAACGCAGTACGAGAACTAAAAGCTACAGGCAAATATTCTGATGCTGAAATAGAAAAACTTGTACCCGTTATTACTATCAAACATATGCTAGGTGATGAGGGTAGTTTATCAGGTAAATTTGCAACTATTCTTGAGGGCATAGGAGCAAAAAACATAGGAGATAAATTACCAGCAGATGCCTTAGTCTTTTTACAGAAGTACGATGATATATTTAGAAACGCTAAGTTAAAAGGTATGGGTACACCTGAAATAGTTGACATGATGAAAGCTAGTCTTACTAAATCAGAGCTAGATTTGTTAGGAAAAACTCAAAAAAACGTAGATGAATTTTATACCAAAGTTGGTGCTAAGGCTGAAACTGATCAAGAAGTTAGTTTTTTAACTGGGCTAATAGCTGAAAACATTTCTAAACAATTTAGATTTGGTCAAGACAAATTTAAAGCATTGTACGGTGAATTAGAATTAGACGGGTTATCTAATTATCAAATAGGAAATGCACAAGTTGCTCAGATGATTAAAGACATTGGTAAAGCTGCTGGTACTACACCTGATGGTGCTATGTCTCTAATACAAAGAGTAGACGGTAATTTGGCTAATAGAATAAACAATGTTATTAAATTTAAAGGTACAAATAGAAATCCTGTGGCTAGGGCTAAAGTAAAAAAAGAAACAGAGAACAGAGTAAATGCCCGTGATTTATATCAGCTTGGTCAAGCTTTAAGAAGACAAGCTGGTACAGAAGGTTCTGACTTTAGTAAACTTAGAAAAACTTTAAAAACTGACGAAGTCGTTACAAAAGTAATAGATAACAAAGTTGGTAAAAATTTTGGTACTAAGTTTGCAGAGGTACAGAGTAAGTACGCTAAGTTTATACAACCGTACACAAATAGAATAGGTGTTCTTGAAAAGACAACTAAACAAAACGCTGAAGATTATGTAAAACAACTTGTAACAGGTGCTAAGTCAGGTACTTTTAGTGATGTTGTAGAAAACTTAGACTTGATTCTAAAAGGAACAGATGACATAGGAGGTAAAGCTTTTGATGTTTTAGATGCTGATGCTTTACTAGGTAAAGTGGGTACACAGTACATGAGGTATGCCAAGGATAAATACGGTCTTACCAATATTGATCTAGTACCAGAAAACATCCCTGTACTACGTGACAGAGCTAAACAAGCTTTGAAAGCCTTAGACGATTTAGAAAACAGAGGTGAATTTACAGCAAGACATAAAAAAGCTTTTAGGCGTATATTTAACGATGAAGGTTTTGACGAGTATAAAAAAGCTCTCCGTCAGATTTCTGAAGGAAAGCCAGAGGGTCTAGGTAAGTTACAACAAGCACTTAGTTACAAAGAGGCAGAAAGTTTTATATCCCGTATAGCAACACTGGGTGATAACTTATCAGGTAGTGGTAAGCTAACAGAATCTTTAGCAGAATTTAGAAGATATAAAGAAGTAGACCCTAGAGGAGCAGAGTTTTATAGTGATTTGTTATACAGTCAAATATATTCTAGATTGTTAAAAATCGGTGGACTTGATGCAACTAAGAAAAACACTGCTATAAAAGCTTGGGGTCAGGATATTGTGTCTGCTAACAACACCAACAAAGAAGCTCTAGAAGAATTACTAGGAGCTAATTATAAACCTATAATGGATATGGGTAATATAATACAAGGTGCTTTTAACATAGACCCAACAGCAGGTGCTATTAACGCATCAGGTATGCCTATATCTACTATACGTGGTGCTTTAAATTTTTCTGTGGTAGGAGCACTTAAACCCATATCTTTAATGTACACCTTGAAATCTTTTGCTCCGGGTAAACCGGGTTGGAATAAAATAAGCCAGTTGAGTAAAAAAGGTTTACCACAAGATGAAATAGAAAAACAAGTAAAACCTCTTATGTCTAAGTTAATCAAAGGGGGTAAAAACACAGCAAGTCTTACAATGGCAGGTAGAAACGGTTTATTAGCTGGAACAGTGTCAGGATACTTGGACGAAGCTGATGAAGGATTACCTCCAGAAAACACACCTAATGTCAGAAGACAACAGGTAGACGAGGAAGAGATTCAAATGTCTATGCAACAGCAGTCTCAACCTCAACCTGTAGACATGGCAAATATACAACAACAGTTTGGAGCAAATATGCTAAACCTATTGAACGCTAGTCAACAGTATGCAGGACTAGGTCAAAAGGGGTTAGATGAGGGACAAGCTATAGCTAAGAGGTTCTCATAATGCCTTTATTTGATTTTTTTAAAGATTTTGCTAATAATGATCCTGCTAAGATGGAACAGTTAATAAATTTAGCAGAGGACAAAGCTAAAAAAGGTGCTATGGGTGCTATGGGACTTACTCTAGGTCAGGACAGAGTAGATGACATAACAGCACTGGCAGAACAGGGTAATCAAATGGTAGCTGATTTAATGCCTGAAGGTGTGAGCATACAGCCTAAAATAAATGGTGTAAAGATGGGATATGAAACTGGTGTTGGGGGAGGTCTGTTAAGTGGAGATATTGATTATCGTACAAATGCTCCTACACGGATGCAAGCAGAGTTTACAGCACCTAATCCAATGGGTATACAAAATAGCAAAATGTCTTTTCAAGGTTCCACAACTACTGCTAATGGCGTACCTAATAGCTTTGATAACCTTATGGGCAATGCACAGTTTCAGTTTAAATTTACAAAAAGATTTTAAAATGGAAGGTAATATGCAGAAAAATTATTTACAAGGGTTACTGGACGATTTAAAAGCAAAAGATAGTTATATACCGTCTTTCTTACTTCCTGCTGAAATGGGTGGTTTACTTCCTCCTGCACCTATGCAACAATCACCTGTACAACAAGCACCTGTACAACAAGCACCTGTACAAAGACCTACAACTCTTTTACCAGAAGAATCAGAACGAACTCCCGTATATGATTTACCCCCTGCTGATAGACAAGTTTGGGCTTTACTAGAGTCCTCTAATAATCCTAAAGCTAAGAACAAAGGAAGTGGAGCTATAGGATTGTATCAATTTTTACCTAAGACTGCTAAAGAACTTGGGCTACAAAAAGGAGAAGATTTGTATAACCCAAGAGTACAAAATAGGTTATTAAACAGGTATACTAATAAAAATGCTCAGTCATTTCTAAAACAAGGTCTTAAAGAAATTACACCTTTTGATCTTTACATGGCTCACCAACAAGGTTTTGTAGGATACAATGAAATATCTAGGTTTAAAGATAGACCTATAAGCCAAATGAAAAACAAAAATAGAAAGAAAGCTATTTTATCTAACATACGTCCAGAAACAGAACAAAAGAAGAACCCTACTATTGGTGACTTCTTACAAGATTGGCGTAATCATTATATGGAATTAAGAGGAAAATACAGCTAATGTTATCAATACTAGGATCACTAATAGGCTTTGGTAGTTCTATTGTACCAGAGGTGCTAGGTTTCTTTAAGCAGAGCCAAGCAAACAAACAAGAGTTAGCAATGCTGGAAGCTAGAGCTAAGTACGCTGAGTCTCTCAGTGAACTTAAAATAGAAGAGCTAGATGCACAGGCTGACATAGCTGAGACAAAAGGCATTTACGATCATGACCGATCTTTAGCCTCTGATGGATTTGTCTCGCAACTACGTGCATCAGTTAGACCAGTGATAACCTATTTGTTTTTCACACTGTTTGCAACTGTTAAAATATCTTCACTTGTTGCAATTATGTCACAGGAGGGAGCTACATTTACCACGTCTATTATGATCGTGTGGGATTCGGAGACACAGGCCATATTTGCAGCTATTGTAAGTTTTTGGTTTGGGTCGAGGGCTTATAGTAAAGCAAAGGGGAAGAAGAATGGCTGAAATAACTTTTCGTGATTTAGCTCATGCCAGAGAAATCCTAGCTACTCAGACAGGGGCTAACTTTAATCCTAGTATAGCCAATGCTGCTCAAACTGCCATAATGGATTTCCAACAAGATATTTCTCCACTTAGTCCTATAAACAGTTTTCAGAACTTATTTGGAATGGGTAAAACTTATACCATAGATGCTCCGTTTGATGAAACAGTTGTTATAGATAGTACAGGAGAAAGAACTTTACCTGCTGTAAGTATGAACAGCCCTGCAATGACTGATAATTATACACCAGAGCTAGACCAACCTTACTTTTCTGGCCCTATAGCCACACCGGGAATAGACTACAATACTCAAAACGTATCAGTACCCGGTAATACAGGGCCAAACAATATTAATTATGATATGACTAGTTTCTATGAATCACCAAATACTGTAGCTGGAGTTAATACAGTACAAGAAGTAAACCAAGTAGAAGACCCTAGCTCTGGACGTTCTATTATAGATTCAGTAGTGGATGTAGCTAAGTTAGGGCCAACTGGTTCTGCATTAACTGTTGCACTTGATGAAGAAGTTCCCACTTCTGGAAGAGTTGGTGCAGGTCTTTTTGGACTGGGCAACACTTTAGCTGGAATGGCAATGGGGCCAGTTGTGGGTCTATTAGGATTACTAGGCGGTGGTTTAAACGCTATGGGTGCATACCACGATGTAGGTGTTGATGGTAATCTTACAGGAAACCAAATGACATTAACTAATAACGGTACTCTATATGGTTTAATGGACGCTCCCGGTGGTTCTTTTTACCAGACAGGTGATTTAAGTAACTACAACACTATTGCTAATGCCCCTGCTAACACTATGGTCAACACTGGATTTGGTAATTTTGGTTCTGGGTTACTTACACAAGCAGGACAACCCGGAATGGATGTAAACCAAGCAGCTTATGTGGCAGCAATGTCTCAAGCAGATGATTTTAGTTTTGGAGGAGATGATTCAGGAGGGTTTTCGGAAGGAACTTCTTATGGTGATGAAGATAGTTATGGGTGAGAATAATGGAGTATAGGGGAGAGCGTTTCTCTGGGTACAATAAGCCTAAGAGAACACCCGGCAAGTCTAAGAAATTTGCTGTCTTAGCTAAGAAGGGTGACAAAGTAAAGTTAATACGTTTCGGTGATCCTAATATGACAATCAAAAAGGATCAACCTAAGCGCAGGAAAAGTTTCCGTGCAAGACACAGGTGCGATACTAGTCCACCTGATAAACTAAGTGCTAGATATTGGAGTTGCAAGAAATGGTAAAGAAGGGTCTATACTATAACATTAACAAACGCAAAAAAGCCGGGACTTCTAGGAGCAAAAAAAATAGTACTATCAGTGCTAAAGCTTATAAGAACATGAAAGCCGGGTTTCCTAAAAAGAAAAAGAAGAGTAAAGCATGAAAAATGTACCCCACTATACAAAAGATGGTAAACTATACAAAGGCAAAACACATAAAATGCCTGATGGTAAATTACATACTGGAGCCAAGCATACAAAAAATTCTCAGGTATTAACTCATAAAAAACCTAAGAAAAAACGTGCTAAATAAATTTATCTGCTGGATACTCTGGCACAAGCTTGATTCTGATTCTCTCAAGTGTTCAAGGTGTGGTATGATAATACTAAACTTTAAGAAATGAGATAAGCAAACAAACCATTTGTCAGTATAGCTATAGCCACACTATTGACCACTATGAGTGCTCTGTCGTTCCAGTTAATAGACACGATCAACCAACCTAGTATCCCTATAAAATGAAAAAACAAATTATAGGGATACACGTTCTGTGCAGTCAGAATCATTGCAAACATAAGAGTAATAGAGGAAGACCACTTTAGCTTCCATATTTTATCTTTATCTTGCATTACTCACACTCTTTCTGACCTGTCTGTGGGTCTATGAAACAAGCTTCTGCTTTAGGTTCTTCTTTGACTTCATTGAGGATACCGTATCGTTTACCACTAGCTCTAAACGTGGTAATACCCTTGCACCCCTGCTTCCAAGCATTGTAGTACAACTCTTTGAACTCCTCGTAGGTCACGTTGTCTCCTACGTTGCACGTCTTGCTAACAGCACTGTCAATGTACTTAGAGGTCAAAGCTAGCACTGCTAAGTGTTCTTCAGCACTGATCTCATTAGCAGTCCTACCGTTCACACCATGTCTATAAGCGTAGTCTTCTACACGCTG